ACTAATGTTGACAAAGTTTTCAATTGGTTATTCCTTCCTTCTGCCAAAAACCCTCGCCACCTTTCTGTTTGCTAATTTTGAGAATGCCCCTGCAGCTGCATCAACTTGGTCTTTGTACATTCCAAATGGGAAGAAGCGATGTTCTTCAATAAAGACTCTATTCCAATCGCCTCTCAATAGCATCACATTACCATTATTGACTTGAACGCTATATGGATCCGCTCTATAAACTTTATCACCTTGTGGTCTTTCGGCAAAAACCTTAAACCCAGCTAAATTACGTATTGTGGCTTCAGCTGATTCTTTGCCACCGGACCCAGGCTCCTGCTCGATCCATATATCAAAGTCATGGATCCAAGTTGCATCAGCTTCTGCTGTTTGACGAATTATTTGTTCTCGTTTTTCCGTTGACCATTGACCCCTAACTACGTCAATCACTATAAACTTTCCATTCTTCAATCTTACCATCAATACACCAACCGTATAGGCACCTGAATCAAGCGTGGCAGCTTTATCCCAATATCGAACGAACTTATCGAAATCAAATCGATCTGGCAAGGAGTCAATAATTGAAAAGAAATCTACTTTAAACATTCCGCCACCTGGAGGAACAGGGTTTTGTCCTACTTGGCCAGCATAACCATATTGACCCAAGTCAGCCTGCATATCTTTCAATACTTCCAAAGGCATCCTAACAGGGTCCATCAAACCATCCTTGTAATAGTTAATCAATTCAGGCGGGTTGACTTTTTCTTTAAAACCTTCACTTATTATCTCCCCAGGAATACAAATATGTTGAATGTTCTTCTTTTTAGAAAGAATATGTCCAGCTGGATCGTTTTGGTGTAACCTTTGCATTATCAAAACTGTTGGTGCAACTTGCTTGTCAACTTTACGGGTTGATAAAGTTTGGTCAATCCATCTGTTAGCTTTATTTATTTCAACCTCACTAGCTGATCGATTTGGATCTAAAGGATCGTCAACAATAAGTATATGCCCATGAAAACCAGTCAATGTACCACCTACTGAAGTTGAAAATCTATTACCTCCTATTTTCAATTTACCATCTGGCAATATTTGAACAACTCTGAAATTTGATTTTGTGTCTTTGTCTTGTTTTATCGCTAAATATGGAAACAAGCGATTGAATTTTTCTGATCGAACTAAATCTCTACTGTATTCAGCATGCTCTAAAGACAATTGAGAAGAATAAGAACAAACTATAAAACGCATCCAAGGCCATCTAGTCCAACACCAAACTGGAAACATAATAGTACAGGTTATTGACTTAGTTGAGCCTGGTGGAATATTGATAATCAAATCTTTCTTTTTAGGCTTCCATTCAGCTACTCTTTCAGCCATCTTTTGTAATTCATTTGCTAAATATTCAATATGCCAATTCCAATATGGAGTGTCTGGAGAGATACAATCCCAAAATTCTTGCATAAAGTGATAGAAAGATCTACGGCATCTTTCCGCTTTAACTATATCTAGATTATACAACGCCTGCTTCATCCGTCTAATTTTTGGGGGTCTTGTACGAACTAGATGGGCCATCCAAATCACCTATTCATTCATCCGATTCGGATTTTTTAGAATCTCGAGCTATTTTCAAGCCGACACGTTCCAACAACTCCAATTCTTCATCAGTAAAATCGGACAAATCAGTAAATCTAATATCGTGTTGTATAGCTCCTCCGTCTTTTCCCGAATGCTCCAAGTTCCATACATCACGCCACTTATCCTTCTGCCGGTTCTTTAACCAAAAGATAGCTGCCCCAGTATCAGGCGGATAATGCTTAATGGTTTCTACTCGTACTGGTTCTCCCTTATACATGAAAATTTTTTCCTCTGGATGGGAATAACCTAATGCCCTATGGTACAAAGATTCCGCTACCTTACCATCAGCTTCCTCCTTGCCTTTTTTAAGAGCCCTCGCAAAGTCTTCATGTTTCCTACACCATTTCTCTATAGTGGATTCGTCTTTCCCGAATGCAATGGCTAAGTCCTTATTGGTAAGTCCTAATAAACATAAATAATAAGCTCGTTCCGCGTAAGAGGGATCATATGTACTTTCTCTTCCTCGTTTCTTTTTCCCATTGGTTTTTTCCTTTTTTTCAGCCATAATCCATTCTACTCCTTTTTATTGCTGGTAGATAGTTCTATTATAAGGTTTCTTATATAATTGCTAAACCGTCCAATGGATTTCTTTCAGTTGTAACCGGGTTTTAGACGAAAACGAGAGCCCTTCAACAAAATTAGGGAACCAATATATAGCGAAATCATTGGAATGGTTCCTAATGGATAGTTCCTAAAGATCAATGGGTTTCTTCCTCTTCCTGAAATTGGATGAAAGGAAGGGAATTAGATCATTCATTGATTTCTCAAAAAAACAAAAATTTTTCATTTACCCCCCTTGACTTCTAAGTATTATAGGTTATAATATACTTAGAACGAAGGAAAAGGAGGAGACGAAAATGAATAAGGTATTAGAAGAACTTAAGAACTATCAGAGGTTACTGAAGGAAGAAGCGGAAATGTTTAAAAAGGAAACAAGAAAGGATCTTCCTAAAGCTCATCGTTCATTCGTAGAAAAGCAATTTTATCATTATCGAAATTCAGCAGAGATGGTTGGAAAGATTATCGACGCTTTTAATGAAGACGATCCAGGTCAAATAAAAGAATTGGAGAAAAAACTCAGGATTTTCAATGAAGAAAAAATCAAAAATTCTTGATTTACCCTCTTGACTTCTAGATATTATAGGTTATAATATACTTAGAAAGAAAGAAAAAGGAAACCAAAAAAGGAGGAAAAAGAAATGGCGAAAGTTAGATTTGAAACGGAGGAGTTCGAATTTAGTCACGGACGAAAACCGAAAGGTTACGGTCTGTGGATGGCTGAGACGGAAGACGGAAATGTTATCGAATTCACCGGAACCCTTACTGATCTTAGGAAATATATCGTTGAACAGTACAAAAATAAAGGACAAAAAATACCGATGAAAGTGAAAATTCTTCCTTAAAAATGGTTGACGTAATACGTATTAAGGAGTATAATAAAATTAGAAAATAAAAAAGGAGGAGAAGAAAATGGCTTGGTATAACGTAAAATGCGACGAATGCGGAAAGGAATTTAGAGTTCAGTTGGTAGGGAAAGTAAAAGATAGAGAATGGAAACTGGAGCATTGGACCTGGACTTGTGACGAGTGTAAAGCCAAGAAAAGAGAAGAGGAAGCGAAGAAGGCAATGGAAAAGAGTAATGAAATGGAACTCCCCGAACTCGTCGGAAGCGAAAAGCAAATCAAATGGGCTCTCCAAATCAGACTGGAAGCCATCAAAGAAATAGAAAAACAGATTAAAGCTCAGAAAGCCCTTGAACGACTCAACCCAGAAGGCAATCCGGAAAGAGAAGAATATCTGATGAGATTAGGTTTTGATGATATATTGAAAAACGAAAAGAAAGCATCCTGGTGGATTGATAATCGTGGGATGGGATGGGGAGCTTTAGCCATCCGGAGAGGGAAAAAAGTAGTTAATGAATTATCCCCAGACGCCAAACGAGAACAATTAATCAAAAGAAAAGAGCAATTATTAAAAGAATTAGAAGCTATTGAAGAGGAAATCAAGAAATTAAGTTAAAGAAATTCGACAATCGAAAAATTCCCCAAGGAGGAGAAGAAGATGACAGCACGCGATTTTTGTAAAAAGTATGTGAAAAGGTATGAAACAACCGAATCGGAAATTCTTGAATGTTTAGATGCCTATCTTTCTGGAACATCTCCAGTACTTTATAGCGAATTCCCAGAAGCGGACCTACCTACCGATTTTATTAAAAATGAAGATGATTTGTATCGTTTCGAAGGATGGCTTGAAGTTAAAATGTGGGTATGGCCAACAGATGAGGATGATATAAATAACAATATTCTTTTAGATTTATTTTAGATTTTTAAATTTTAAGGCCGAAACGGTGGGAGCAATCCCACCGTCTACAGGTGAAACCTGTACTGATGAGGCCAATAGGAGGATAGTGAAAATGGCGAAACTTTTTCATATAGCAAAAGGAATATCCAAGAAAAAGGAAATTCCCCCCTGGTTTACAGCGACAGTGTTGAAGGAAACGGAAAAAGCCGTGTACGTTTATGGCTATGGCTTAACAAAACCCAACCAACCCATACAAGTGGATACTTGGTTACCTAAATCATGTATCTTAGAAATCAAAGATAAAGAAGAAACAATAGAAGTACCAAAAAACCACCCAATGCTAAATATGCTAAATAACCCATCCAATGATAACGCCCCATCGAAAAAGCGAGCATCGCTTTTCCTTACCAAAAAAGGTAACGAAAGGATTCAAATTATTTTTCCTTTTAACCATGAAATTTTAGCAAAAATAAAAACTCTCCCAAATAGAAAATACCACCCCGAAGGCAAGTTTTGGTCTTGTCCATTTTCATTGGATACAGTAAAGCAATTACAAGAATGGGGCTTCGAAATAGAACAACTATTAAAAGAAAAAATAGAAAATAAAAAATTGAATATAAAAGATGTTTCGGGAAATATAGAAATACCCGGACTAAAAGGAACACTGTTCCCCTTTCAAAAACAAGGTGTTGCGTTTATTGAAAAAAGGAATGGGCGAGCGTTAATAGGAGATGAGATGGGCCTCGGAAAAACCGTACAAGTCGTTGCTTGGCTACAGTTGCGACAGGATGTTAGACCCGTAATAATTGTTACTCCGGCCAATGCAAAATTGGTTTGGAGAAACCACATAAAAGAATGGATGCGCAATTATGGTAAGATCGATGTTTTGAATGGAACAAAACCCTCAAAAATAAACGCTGATATTGTAATAGTAAATTACGATATTCTGAAACATTGGTTGGATGAATTGAAAGCTTTGAAACCTTTGTGCGTAGTAGCTGATGAAGTTCATTTTATACGTAATAACCGAGCACAAAGAACGAAAGCATTAAAAAAGCTAACCAGTGGGGTACCTCATTTTTTAGCTCTCTCTGGGACTTTCATAGTCAATCGACCTGCTGAAGGCTTCAATGCTATCAATTTAGTTGACCCTACCTTATTTCCTTCCTTTTTCAAATTTGCGTTACGTTATTGTGACGCTCACCACAATGGTTACGGGTGGGATTTTCGGGGGGCTTCCAATACAAAAGAACTTCACGATATACTCGTAAATACCATCATGATACGACGAAAAAAAGAAGAGGTGCTTTCTGAATTACCAGATAAAATAAGGGCGTTCATTCCTTTGGAAATTGATAACAGAAATGAATATAACGAGATTGAAAACAATTTCATTGAATGGTTGGAAGAAAACGTCGATAATGAAAAAGCCGAAAGGGCCAAGCGAGCAGAAACATTGGTAAAAATGGAAACGTTAAAACAAATTGCCTGTAAAGGCAAGATGAAACAAGTAATAGAATGGATAAAGGATTTTTTAAATAGTGATGGAGGTAAATTAGTTGTTTTTGCTGTCCATAAGGAAACAATCAATACTTTGATGAAAGAATTTAAAAACATTGCTGTGAAATTCGATGGATCGACCCCTGAAAATGAAAGAATGGAAGTCGTAAAACAATTCCAAGAAAATAAAAATGTAAAACTTTTCATCGGAAATATCCAAGCCGCAGGAACCGCAATAACCTTGACCGCTTCTTCTACTGTAGCTTTTGTAGAATTGCCTTGGACTCCTGGAGAACTATCCCAAGCCGAAGATAGATGTCATAGAATCGGGCAGAAAAACGCTGTTAACATCTATTATCTAATTGCTGAAAATACGATTGAAGAAACCATAGCTCATCTTTTAGATACCAAGAGACAAGTATTAGACAGCGTGTTGGATGGCGTTAAAACTGATGAAGAAAGCCTGTTCTCGGAACTGATAAAAAAGTACAAAAAAAGATACAAAAAATTATAAAAATTTCTTGAAAACCCCCTTGACTTCTAGATATTATAAGCTATAATATACTTAGAAAGAAAGAAAAAGGAAACCAAAAAAGGAGGAGAGAAAAATGAAAATAATTAATACTACAGTACACCCTATTAGGTTTCAAGACGAAAATGGGGAAGTTTTCGAGGTACCCCCATGTGGAACTGTTATCAATGCTCGAGCCATAGAAGAGGAGGCTGGAATCCATCCTAGCGGAGCAGAGCTTGTGCGCACTCGCTTTAAAGCCACGCCCGAGGCAGAAAAGGCGCTTACACGTCTTGAAAAAGAGCACCCTGGAGCCGTAATTGTGGGCTCCATAATTGCCGCCCAGGCTTTTCCAGGACGGGTGTTTGCGATGGTACCCGTTCCTGGGTTCGAGAGAGTCCCGCCCGCTGAAAAGCGGATGAGGACAGATAAGTTCGTAACTTTTTAAGGAGGAGGGGATTGGAATGGCAAAGGTATGGATTTCGGAAAAGTTGAACTTTGAAAATGAGAGGATTTGGACGGCTTGTAACGGCGCCACCCGACGTAGGTTGGTGGTAGTAAACAAGCTGGGTCCACTCGGGGAAAACGTTAATTTTGTGGAGGCGCAATTGGGCTTCCTCAACAAGGGTAATCATTCTTTCATTTTCATCAACCCGCCTAGAAAAGATGATGACCGTACCCTTGGTCTATTCCTTTGTAGAGGGTACGGGTATAGAGTAGTTGAAGGCGAGGAGCTATTCACTGCTTCTTCGGTGGGAGGGCCTGGTAACTCCGAGAGCCGATTTGGGGTGTACGCTCCAGGAACGTTGATCGCTTGTGCTTCCTATAAAATGCGAAGAGGCGAATCATTTTATCGCCTTGATCCAGACAACGGGTGGTTGTACCTTGGACATGATATACCTTTATCTGATGAGGAAATACAGGAAATATGAGGCAGAAACCCAACTTCTATCACATATAGTTAATAAAGTGATAGAGGTTGGGTTTTATTTTACTAAAACAAAAGGAGGGGAATAAAAATGACTAAACTAAAAAAATTACAAGAAACTTTCAAGCAAAAAGGTCTAACAATCAAAGCCACCAAAGCCGACGAGGATAAGGAAGACTATTCCTTAGTTGTTGAAGACGCTGAAGGAAATATCGAAGTGTATCATTTCTATTTAGCTGGTCCATTCCTAACACCTATGGTCGAAATATATTTCTTTAATTCGTTCAGAAGACGTGAAAAAAATAAGCTTCGTAAACATCCTGAACGGTTTTTAGAAGGGTTTGACAAATATATGCTTTATGCCGCAGCAGACATTGAGATGACGGAAGAGGAGTGGATAAAGGAGGGATAGAATGCTATGTTTCATATGTAACAACAAAATCAAAGAGGTAGGAATGTTGGTGAAAGGGGAAATCACTAATAAGGTTTGTAAGAGATGCTCCAACATATTAGAGGAGGCGATGAAAATGACAGTAACGAGAAAAGAGATTAGGGTTTCGGACGCTTCGTTAAGTTACCTCCAGTCGGACGAGGTAATACAAGCATTCTGTGGCGAATGTCCATGGAACACGTACGAGCCTTACCGAAAAAATATTGTTACTGGGGAAATCACTCAACCTTATCACTACTGTCCGGCCAATTTTGATTTGGGCAGTGATCAATGCGGAATGAAAGCTCAATTTATCGAACTTGTTAAAACTCTAGCTGAAGCGGATAAATTGGCTGGGCTAAAAAGGGAGGTGAAGATAATATTATGACCAAGTACTGGATAAAATCTCTCAGTGAATGGGCACCAGAAGTTCCAGCCTACTCTTGTTCACATATTGATAATGCTATTAAATCGATGGAGACAGTAAGACAGATAAACGACGAACTGCGCAAAGCTTTAGACGAAGCAATAAATATCATACGTTATTTGGATTGGAGAGTAGTGGAACTTGAGGCTGAATTAAGTTTACGAAAAGAAGATTCAGATTAGGAGGGGACGAAATAATGAATGAAGAAAAAGAAACCCGTTTATTCGAAGAGAACATAAACCTTATAAGAAAGATAGCCTGGTCATTTCATCGAACAACAGGAATTGAATGGGATGAATTGTTTTCGGAAGCATGCCTATCATTTGTTCTCAGTTTACGAAGCTACAATCCAAAAAAAGGCAAGCTATCCACCCATATACAAAAATGCTTAACAAACCATCTAATAGATTTCACAAAAAGATATCATGACATAGTTCCGGCATCGGATCTTATTGACGAAGATGCTTTGGGTTATCAAACTAGCGAACCGGATAGTTCTTTCTTCTACAATTTCAATTCTTTAAGTGAGGAGGCTAAATATGTATGCGATATGATACTTTCCAGTCCGGAAGAGTTTTTAGAAGAATCCCGGAAACTTGCAAGAAAACATATAATAGATAAATTACGAAAGGAGGGATGGAGCTGGCCAAAAATATGGAAAAGCTTCAGGGAAATAAAAGCAGCTCTTAAATAAAGGAGGGGATGATCAGTATAATAAAACAATATGGATATAATTAGATTGTATGAAGATTTCGGGGTAGATTATTTAACTGAGGGAAATAAGCACTGTACGCCGGGGTGGGTAAACACTCATTGTCCTTTCTGTGAGGGGTCAAAAAACTACCACCTCGGCTTTAATATCCAAAACGAATTTTTTGTTTGTTGGCGTTGTGGTTGGAAACCAACAATCAAAACTATCGCTAAACTCATCCATGTGACAGAAAACGAAGCGAAAGAGGTGATAAAAAGATATGGTGGAAAATCTACATTAGCAAAAACCCAAAACGAAAAAATTAAAATAAACAAAAAACCATTCAAATACCCAACCAATACTACCATTCTTATGCCTCAACATAAAGCCTATCTGGAAAGGAGGGGATTTAATCCAGACAAATTAGAAAAAACATGGGGAATAATGGGAACAGGGCCAATCTCTAAACTGGATAATATCGATTACAAAAACAGAATACTCATTCCAATTTATTGGCAGGGAGAAGTAGTATCATTTCAAGCTCGAGATATAACAGGTAAGCACCCAATTAAATACATGGCTTGCCCCGAATATCGAGAAAAAGTAAAACACAAACATATTTTGTATGGTCATCCATCTATATGGGAAAAAGAAAGCTGTATATGCGTGGAAGGGGTTTTCGATGTTTGGAGATTGGGCCGAAAGGCCGTGGCGACCTTCGGAATAAAATACAAAATTCAACAAATCCAAGTTCTAGCTAAAACATTTAAAAAAGTAGCCGTTTTATTCGATACTGAACCTCAGGCGGTTAAACAAGCGGAAAAACTGGTTAGCGAACTTCGTTTTAGAGGCGTGGAAGCTTTTAACGTTACCTTTGAAATGGAAAATGGGAAAGACCCAGCTGATTTATCTGAAGACGAAGCGAAAGAAATTGTTCGAAAATTGCGCTTGAGGAAAATCATATGAAGTAGTATAATAATTATAGTGTTATTAATGGGCACGATCTGTGCACGGATCGTCTGAGCCTCGGAAGTTCCTTTTTTAGGAAGCCCTCTTCTTCCGAGGCGAGTCCCAACTAAAAAGCCTTAAGAGGAGGCGAAAATATGAAACGGAAAGAACAAAAATCAGTAACAGAGAATTACCCATCTAATTTTCCCTGTATTGTAATACCTCCTGAAGTACTTTTCAGTACTAACCTAACCAGTACCGAAAAATTACTATTTGGAATAGTACAAAACCTGGCACAAGGAGAAGATGGTTGTTGGGCCTCTAACAGCTATTTAGGAAATTTATTGGGAGTAAGCAACCGTACTATTTCGAAAGCAATAACAAATCTAGAAAAGAACGAATTTATAGAAATATGCTCCGAAACCTATGTTGAACAAAAAGGATTCAAAACAAACCGTACCATCATAATAAATCCTGAATTGTCCATTACGAAAAACCAATGGAAAAACAATAATAACGAATTGGACAATTATAATCCATTGGATAATAATTATCCATTGGACAGAAATAATAATGGAAATGGTTATCATGAAGACCAAAAACCAATGATTGGGGTAGAAGAAAACTTCTATCCCCTTAGAAAAAAGCTTCTATACCCCCTAGAAGAAAACTTCTATACCTTAGAAGAAAACTTCTACCCCTCTAGAAGAAAATTTCTAACCTCTTCGAAAAAAACTTCTAACGAATTTAAAATAAATAATAATAATAATAAATATATATACGCGAACAAACCTAATGAATTGAATGATACTGTTCCAATGAATGAAAAATCGAGCAATCCTTCCAAACCTAAAAAATCTAATAAAATGACTTGGTCCATACTAGTAGAAAGGTATGGTCGTCCCCAAGTCAGATTTGTAAGACGTTTTCTTAAGAAACAAAAAGAAAATTTCCCCAAATTTATTAAAGATGACATCACTCCAAACAATGATAGGGTACTGTCCAGTTTAGATTGTTTAGATAAATTACAACGCATTGATGGATTCGATTTCGAGACTGAAATCAGGCCCACCTTGGAAGCTGCGCTTCAAGATGAGTTCTGGGCCAGGAATATTTTATCATTGGGTTCACTTCGTAAGAAAGGAAAGAATGGAGAAAAGAAATTCATAAACATAATGGTTACTTTATCTAACAGAACTAAAACTTCTCCATTCCAATCTCATAAACCATCCATCACCCCAGACGATATAATCGCTGAACAGGGATGGGATGATTTTAGAATAAAATTACTTAGAAAGAGCGTGTTCGATCCAGTGTTTTCGAAACTCAATGGCGCTTCCAATAAAACAGAAATTACCAAATCCATTTGCCAACTTATAAAAGAAATCGAAAAAAGACAAAAACGCCCCAAGCCTCCAGAAAACAAAGAAGACTATCAGATGAGAAAGTTTATATTCGATAAATGGGAATTAATCCCCCAGGCCAATAGGATACTGAAAGATTTCGTTAAATGGTTGGATAATCAAGATTGGATTGGTGAATTGAAACCCGGCCATTTCGATATCGATGGTAGAACGTTTGCTATGTTTCGAAATTATTACCAAGACAGTATTGGTGGATTTGATATTTTTGAAGGAAGGATGTTAGGATGAGCGTAGATGCTTTTATTGAACGACGTATTGTTACTGGGTTGGTTGTCTCTACTGAGTATATTCATGAAATAATTGACCTTTATTCCCCGGATTTTCTATCTTCCTCCAGTGCTCGATTATTAGCTAGCTGGTGTATCAAATATTATGAACAATACAACAAGGCGCCTGGTCGTGACATCGAAGGAATTTTTGCCCATGAAATGAAGCAATTATCCGATGAACAAGTGGCGGATATAGAAAGCATTTTAGATAGTCTTGCTCAGGATTACGAACGTGAACAGTTTAATGTAGAATACCTATTAGATCAAACAAAGGAATATTTTAGAATCCGCCATCTTCAAAAATTAATCGATAATGTCAAGTCCAATTTAGATGCGGGAGCAATCAATGAAGCGGAAAAAGCGGCTTTACAGTATGTTTCGCTATCCGCTATTGAGAATTTGGAAAGCAGAGTTATTGATCCATTCGATTCAGCCTCGCGAATAAAGAAAGCGTTTGAAAAACAAGCAGAACCAATCATGCGTTTTCCTAAGGCATTGGGAGAGTTTTGGAACAGTCAGTTGACAAGGGATGCCTTTATCGGTATAATGGGCCCAGAAAAACGCGGTAAGTCGCAAATATTACTAGAATTCGCTATGCGTGGTATGGCTTGCGGCTGCAATGTAGCATTTTTCCAAGCAGGCGATATGAGCGAAGACCAACAGTTACGTCGTATTTGTATTTACCTAGCTAAGAAAAGCGACAAGAAAAGATATTGCAAAGGAATGTACATCCCAGTGGTAGATTGTTGGTACAATCAGATCGATACCTGTACCAAGAAGGAAAGAGAATGCGATATTGGGATATTCCCTCCCAATCACATGCAGAAAGATATTACCCTAGAACAACTTACCGAAGCTAAAAAGGCAAATCCCGATTACGTACCCTGTCGGAATTGTAAAGAAATGAAAGGAGCGGTATGGATAAAATGGGAAGATGAAGTCGAGCCATTGACCTGGAAGGAAGCTTATAAGAAAGCCAAGCAGTGGCAGAAAAGACACAACAAAAAATTTAAGTTAGCTACCTATGCTAATGAAACTTTGAGCATATCAGAAATAAAAACATTACTGGATATTTGGGAAAGAAGGGAAAACTTTGTACCGGACGTGATTGTTATAGATTATGCGGACATCTTAGAAGCGGATCCAGATATAAAGAGGCTAGATTGGCGCAACCAGAACAACAAAATATGGCAAAGGCTTAGAAGTCTATCCCAAGAACGTCATTGTTTAGTAGTAACAGCAACCCAAGCTGCAGCTTCCTCATATGACAAAGAGAAAATAAAGCTAACGGATTTTTCTGAAGACAAACGGAAATATGCTCATGTAACAGCTATGTACGCTTTAAACCAAACTGATGAGGAAAAGAAAATGGGAGTGATGAGGTTGTCGGAACTAGTTGTGAGGGATGATGAATTCGATAAAACTAGACAAGTAACTATTTTACAGTGTCTACAGAGAGGAAGACCACTTATCGGTAGTTTTTTCTAAATCCGCCTTAAATATCGATGAACAATAACTGTATAATAAATTAGATACAACAATTAAATGAATACGAAAACAGGAGGAGGAAAAAATGAAAATCACGAAAGAATTGTTAATCCAGGCTGCGGAAGAATTAAACGAGGTTATGGGGTTGCGGCCTCCCATTGATGTTAAAGAAGATGAAGATTTGATTAAAGCTAAGATCCTTAAAGCCCTCGAATTACGTGAAGAGGAGGACGAGTTCAGCCCTGAGGTGGAGAAAGTTTTAACTGCGTTAGAAACTGAAGTCGAAAATGAGGAAGAAACAACCAACAAAGAAAAAGAAACGAAGGAAGACTACAGGAAGAATAAACCTAAAGCAAAAGAGAAAACCTCTTCAAAGAAAAAAGAGAAAAAGACAAAACCCTTTCCAACTCCAGCAGAACTTACAAGGGTAGAAGCCATGGTGGAAGCTCTTGGTGAACTCGCTGGGAAGACGGAAACCATTGATAAAATTATACAAAGGGCCAACGAAATTTACGTGGAGAACGGGGGGAAATCGAATCTTAAAGAAGCTAAAAGTTCTTTTAAAACCGTAACCAAGGCTTTCCAATACATTAACCTGCTTAAAGTCGAAGAAGATTCAGTTTCAGTGAGCGAAACCTTCCCAAAGGTGAATTAGGAGGGAAATAATGTCCAATAAGAAACACGGGCTTACGATTCGAGGAGATAGCTTATACTGTCCCTTACCCTTAGCTTTAGAAAGCTATTGGTGGTGCGAACCCGATTGTCTTCATTGCTATTTTCGGGGGCTGAATAGAGTTTGGGGGAAAGACCTGAGACCTATTAGTTTGGAGGCCTTGGATCGGAAGCTCGCCGCTGGGCCCAAAAATAAAAATCCGAAAACGCCATTAGCTCACTGTTTAGCTCGAAAGAAGACAATACGAGCGGGGAATAAATCCGATGGTTTTCAACCAATAGAGCGAAAATTGAAACGAACCACGGGGGCTATTAAACTTCTTATAAAACACAATTGGACTTTTGTGATACAAAGCCGTTTCCCCTCTATTGTAGATGAGATGTGTGAGGACTCCCTTCATGAAGCTCATGAGAAGGGATTAGTAACCTTGTTACCAATAATCTCTCCAGGATTAGAAATGGATTGGGAGATATTCGAACGAAAACGTACCGACCCCATTGATGTAAGAGTGTCTATCATTCGTAAATGGGTCAAATCGGGATTTCCTATAGGAGTACAAGGAGAGCCCTACATTCCCGGGTTTCACCAGGTGAAGAATTTTGAGGAAACCCTGAAACTATTGAAATCATTGAATGTAAGACGATACAATGTTTACAATTTTCACTTTACTCCATTCGTAGCGAAACGATTGGCTAAAGTACCTGGTGTAGATATCGAAAAAATATGGTATTATAACAGGGATGTGGAATGGAAAAAGATCCTTCCTAAGTTGTTAGAATTGGGAGATAAATACGATATCATATTGGGATGTCCTGATTTCGTTAACTCTGGACCAAGCCACGTAGAAAAAGCTAACACTTGTTGTGGAATAGACGTTCCTAATCCCACCACTTTCAATACCCATTATTTCAAGAAACTAGCTCAAGAAGGTCTTTCGCAAGAAGAAATATTGGAACGAACCTACGACGGAAGCGCTGATTACGAAGAGGGGAAAAAGGTATTGTCCGGGGAACGAACTGAATTTTTTACTTTGAGAGATGCTGGGATCTGTCTAAGGAAGGGAAAGAAATGACTATTAATGTGTTGCCTCATTCAAAATTACAGATTTTCGAAATTCAAGGTAAAAAAGTGTGGGTTAAACGAGAGGATTTATGTACTAACTTTCCAGCTCCTCCATTTTCTAAAGTTCGAGGATTATATCCACATTTGAATCAATTGAAAAGCGAAGGTATTTCCACTGTAGGTTACACAGAAACATCTATATCTATGGCTGGTTGGGGAGTAGCCTGGGTTTGTGCTCAGTTGGGGCTTAGAGCTGTTATTTTTGATCCTCAATACAAACAAGATATAACTATACATAAATTTCATAGACGTATGTGGAAGTACTTTGGAGCTGAGATTGAGCCAATACCTGCTGGAAGAGCTAAAGTCAATTGGTATCTCAGTAGAAAAATACTTTCTTCCAAATATCCTGAAGGGGTATTACTTCCATTGGGATTACCTTTGAAGGAAACTGTAATGGCTACGGCAGAGGAAGTAAAACATACAATGTTGGATCCGTTTTGGCCGGAAGGCGGTGTAAAGAGTGTTGTGGTATGTGTAGGAAGCGGAACAATAGCTGCAGGTATTTTGTTAGGTTTCACTCAATATTGTTCAGATGTTTCAGTAAAAATTTATGGAGTGATGAGCCGAACGGGAAATGCTCAGCTAAAAAACAATTTTATTCAGAAAAAGGCTGGGGTTGTTCTTGGAGGTCTTATAGGTTCTGCTCATGAATTGTATATAATCGATGAAGGGTGGCAATATACGGAAAAAAGTCAAAATAAAAGTCCTTTTCCTTGTCACCCATACTATGATTTGAAAGCATGGGGTTGGTTATGTAGAAAATTAAAAGAGTTGGAAAGCCCCATACTTTTTTGGAACATAGGCTCTTTATGGGAAGAATAAATAAATACCCAACAACAACAGTGGGGGTTATACCTATGAATTATTGGGAAGTTAGGGAAGCTGTTAGCAAAATTGTTCCACGAATGACAGTGTTGAAAAGAGCGCGTAGGAAGGTTGATCCAGTAAGAGAAAAAGGCCGAAAGAAAAATTACCAACAATTCAATCTCTTACGAGGAGAATGGAGAAAACAGGAACGCTTGTTGAACACTGAAGAAATAAATTCGTTTTTAGAAATATCCGTGAGAGCTCAGGCCTGTCCAATGCCTTATAACATGGACATATGGGATGGATTACTTTGCCAATTTAATTGTGTATATTGTTATGCTAATGCCTTTCGGGCTTCTCTTTACACTTCATTCTTCGACAATTCGAAAACCATGGGGTATAGACATTGTAATCCAACGTATTATAAACGAGAAATAGACAAGATGTTAAAACTTCGAGACTTACCAGAAGATGAAAAAGTCCGCCTTCAGGGTATCAACAAGGCCTTCGCTTACAATATACCTGTGAGGATGGGGATTCGCTTTGAGGACTTTCTCCGAGCGGAAGCTCGAGAGGGAATAAGCCTTGAAATGCTTAGGTATTTATCTTCCATTGAATATCCTGTAATGATCAATACCAAATCTGACTTGGTGGGGCGGGATGAATACGTGGAAGCCCTAAGCAGCAATAAAGCTGGAGCCGCAGTTCACATGACGGCTATTACGAGCGACGAAGAGATAATTCGAAAGTTAGAACCTGGGGCGCCTACTTTCGAAGCTCGACTCGAAGCCATCCGCAAGATGACTCGGGCGGGAATCCGAGTAGTGGCTCGAATTGAACCCTATTTATATTTATTAACAGACCGACCTGAAGATATAGAATATTACATGGAAAGTATGTGGAAAGCGGGCGTAAGAAATATAACGTTCGATACCTATTCATATACAGCCCTTAATCCTGGCATTCGACAGAGTTTCATAAACGTTGGTTACGATTTCGATCGTATGTATATCGCTGGTTGCGATAGTCAACCCTTGGGCTCCCTTCTCCTGGGAAAATTTATGGATCTGTTTAGGGAAAAAGGATTTTCCTGTTCTACTTTTGATATGGGGAACGTAACGTCGAATGATCAGGATGTATGCTGCGAAGTAGGGGATTGGTTCGGAGAAAAGGGAGCTGGATTCAATTATGGATGTACTGTTATGGCTGCTCGATATATTCGGGGACAGGAAGGAAAACCTGTAACATGGGGGAACTTTCAAGAATGGGTCGAAAGCCACGGAGGGTTTTTAACGGAAGAATTGAGGAGAGAGGTATGTAAATTGTGGAACTTAGGGGGAAATGTAGCTTATAGCCATCGATGGGCGGCTGGACTAGTTCCGGTAGGACGGGATCGAGATGGGATTATTTGGAAATGGGAGCCTGAGGTTCCCGATTATCGGGAAAAACTATTGGAGGAGATAATATGAAAATTTCGGGAACGGTAGAACAAATCTTTGCTCATGCTGTAGCCTTAGACCAAAGCGGAGGTCTTCGCAATACTATTTACGCAATAGGCAATGAAGTGTTTATTTTGAACTATGATCATACTGTCTTGCTTAGGTTTCGGCTTAGGGCTTCCGAAATTCCTTTTGAAAATCCTATTTCTTTTCGGGCCAATGATTACGATAGCAATGAATTTTACGAGGAGGATGGGAAAATCGTTTTCGTATCGAACCAGGGAGGATATCAACGAAAGAAAAGTTGTGGAACTCCAGATTTTACCCCAAAAGATATTCAACAGGTGTTTAATAAATATGAAAAAGAAAAACTCGAAGCTGTAGTGGTTCAACTTCCTAAGGATATCATTGGACTGTTGGATCGAGAACTGAGCCATATTGAATTCGTGGGAAAGGCTGGGGATTCTCTAACTTTAATTCAGCGAAATATTTATTCTGGAGCGATTATTGAAGTTAAGGGGAAAAAGAAAAAAAGTGGTTTTTTCGATACTCTTAAATTAGAAAAGGATATCGAACCCATCGCAATAAAAACGAACGATTTCGTGGCCCTGTTCGCTTTCCAAGATGTTCTAAAATTCCATCTTCCAGTGAAAGGGAAAGCGGATTACATGATGGTAGAAAGTATAGATTCGAAGAAACGAGACATGAAAGGATTCATCGCAGGATGTTTGTACGACGAAATTATCGAAATAAAGGAGGCGGAAATTTATGGCGGGAGGAAAAAGCCGAAAGGCAGGGGGAGTAAGTAAAAAATTGATTGAAGCTTTGAAATACGGAACATATTCCAGTTCTAATAAACGCGGGAAAGGAAAGAAGGGAAAAAATGATAAAAAAGTTGGACTTGGATTGGTTCCTGAAGAGGACGAATGAATTGGGTTGGGTTCCCAATTTTTACCTGTCGAAACCTTATCTATTGGTATCGAGTCCTCAATTGGAACATTGGGGAAACTGGGTTATACTTTTAGACAATTCCTTTTCCCTTTTTCCTCCCGTCCCAGTAGAAAACGAAATTTGCCCCCCGGAAAGCTTATTCGAAGACTTGCTCCTTAAAATATGGTCTGATGTAGAGGGGTGGGAACCTTGGAGGGATAAGCTGTCTCCAGTGTTTCTGGACTGGGAATATATATTCGATTCTAAGAACTTTAAAAAAATGGAAGGCGGCCATTGGGAGACTTTTCGAAAAAATAGCCGTAAATGGGAACGTAGACAGCCTCAAAAATATCCTCCGGTATTGATAGATTCGGAAGTGTTACCAAGTTACATGGAAAAGGAAATTCAGAAATTGCTCGCCGAATGGTTGGAAGAAAAAGCGGATTCAATGGAGGATTCGGAAACAATGGTGGAATACCTTTTATCTAATCCTCCAGGAGCTTCAATTAAATATTTAATGGTAAAAGACAGGTTGTACGCTATATTGGCTTGGGATTATTCCCGAACGTATATCAATTTTAGATATTGTATAACTAGACCTGGGGAACGATTCTTAGAGGAGTATGTTCGATTGAAATTTTACCTGCTACCGGAAGTTCAACAAAGTAATTTGTTGGTAAACGATGGAGGAAGTGTGGGGAACGAAGGATTGGAACGATTTAAGGATAAAATGAATCCTGTTAAAAAGCGAAAAGTGTTTTCTTGGATTTATAAAGGAATATTCGAAGGAGGTAAAGGGAATGAAAATTAATCGATTGGATCTGTTGACTGCTTTAGAAAAAGTTAAACCTGGGTTAGCGGATAGGGAAATAATCGAACAATCTATGTCCTTCGCTTTTCTTGGTGGGAAAATTGCTACGTATAATGATGAAATTTCTATCACCCACCCGGTTACAGGGCTGAATTTAATTGGCGCTGTTAGAGCTGAGGAATTGTACAAATTACTTGGGAAACTAGAACAGGATACTATCCATATTAAAGTTAAGGAAAATGAAATGTTAATAAAATCAGGGAATACGAAAGCTGGATTTACTTTTTACAGTGAAGTGAAATTACCTTTGGAAGAAGTGGAAGACGTAAATCAATGGAAAGACCTTCCAGAAAATTTCACAGAAGCGCTATCGTTTACTTCGGAGGCTACCTCCTCAGATATGGGATCTCCGATATTCTCCTGTGTTCATGTTCGGAAAGACGGAATAATGGAGGCCACTGACAATATCCGTTTCACTAGATATCATCTCGATACGGAATTTGAAGATGATTTCCTTTTGCCTTCGAAATCCATAAAAGACTTGGTAAAGTATCCCATCAAGAAAATAGCACAAGGACAAGCTTGGGTTCATTTTAAAACTGATGATGAAACCGTGTTTTCTTGTAGAATTTACGAGGGGGAATTCCCCGATGCTGATAGCGTGGGAATCCTGAATGTAGAAGGGCCAAATATCGAATTTCCCGAAACTTTTCCAGAAATATTAGACCGAGCCTCAATATTTACGAAGAAGAATGAATGCGAAAAGGGCGAAGTTTCCATTCATATCGAAGCAAACCAAATTACGGTAATGGGAAAATTCGATTATGGTTGGTTCGAAGAGAAAGCGGACATTAAACACGATGATCCACCATTGGAGTTCTTGGTGAATTCGTCATTTTTGAAAGGGATGTTGGGTCGTATGAAAAGCTGTATAGTGGGAGAACAAACCATTAAATTCAGTGGATCTAATTGGGAACACGTTATAGCATTGCTTTCGAGGACTAGCGAATGACGCCTGAACAAGCGTACGAAAAGATAGCAGAATTAGCTCGAAAATATGCTCTGGTATATCAAGCCTATGGGGGAGTGATGATTATTGTTCATCCGGATACCCAAAAGGAACAAGGAATATATGAACATATTCAATGGGTACATGGACTTGGCCCGCATCCTAGTACCTACGATACCACTAACAAGATGAAAAGGACGAAAGGACGAAATAAAAGATGAGGGGTTTCTTTAATTTAAAGGACTTTAAGAGCAAGTCAAGACCCGACGGCAAAACATATTCCTGCGCTTCCTGTGGATTGTATAAATATGTTTTGTCCCCAAGAATGCAACCTTTTGGAAAATTCAAAAAAGGCATTTTGAATTTAGGAGAGGCACCAGGCGAAACTGAAGATAAAAAAGGCAAACAATGGCAGGGAAAAGCCGGTCAAAGACTCCAAGAGGCATACAAAAAACTCGGAATTGATTTGTTTGAGGATTGTTTGAATTTCAATGCTATCAATTGTAGACCAGTTGACAATAAAGGAAACAATCGTTCACCGACCAATAACGAGATACTTTGCTGTCGCCAGAGAGTACTGAAAGTAATTGAAGACTATAAGCCAAAAGTAATTGTTTTGTTCGGACAGGCAGCTTTAGAAAGCGTTATCGGATGGAGATGGACTAAGCAACTTGGTAACATATCAAAATGGCGTGGTTTTACGATTCCTGATCAGCATTTCAAAGCTTGGCTTTGTCCCACTTTTCATCCTTCTTATGTCGAAAGGCAACAGGATTCTCCTGAACTGGAAACTATATGGATGAAGGATCTTAAAAGAGCAATCAAAAAGATAGATGAACCTAAATGGCCCACCAAACCAGATGAAGAAAAATCTGTACATTTTATCGATATAGAAGATTTAGAAAATATCAATTTTGGCGACACCATTGCTATAGATTATGAGACAACAGGATTGAAACCGTATCTGAAAGGACATAAGATTATATGTGCTTCTGTAG